CGAATATCCCCGTCATTCTTGGCGCTATTGGTCGTGCCGCCCCGACGGTTCTTGAGGCTGTCGGCAAAATCGGCCTTACCATCGTTCAGAACATCATCAAGCTCGTGCCGAAACTTCTCAACGCAGGCGTGCAGATTGTTGGAGGTCTTGCGCGAGGTATGGGAGGCGCAGCTCTCGGACTTGTCCGTACAGCAATGGCTAATATCAAGAGCGCGATGGAAGAGCCCATTCAGAACGCCAAAGATACGATTGATGGAGTTTTGGACGGCATCAGAGGATTCTTCCCGCTTGACATTGGCAGGATCTTTTCAAACTTTCAATTACCGCGAATCCATGTTGACGGTGGTTCCCCGCCTTACGGCATCGCGGGAAAAGGATCTCTACCGAGTTTCTCAGTAGACTGGTTCGCGAAAGCTATGGAACAGCCGTATATGTTCAACCGTCCTTCGCTCATTGGTGTCGGCGAGGCGGGCGACGAAATGGTATACGGCAGAAATGCCCTGCTCCGTGATATTCGTGAGGCATCCGGAGGCGGACAGACTATCAATGTCAATGTTACCGTTAACGGTGCGGAAGACCCCGAACAGTGGGCCGAGAGATTCGCGAGAGAATTTGTACTGAAAGCGAGGACGGCATAAATGAACAGAGTTACACGTAAGCCGTCAGGGCTTTCGATCAAGAGAAGCGGGAATAAGTTTTGGTTTTCGTGGAAGATTGGTGATAAAGATTACGGCGCAGGTCAAACCTTGCAGTACAGACTAAAGGGCCGTAACAAGTGGGGCAAATGGATTGATTTGTCGGTTGGTTACACATCGACCAAACGCGCTGTGACGATCAACACCAATCAGTATTACCCCCACACCAAAACACTGCTTTCCGCTATCCAGTTCCGCGTGCGAGGTAAGTGCAAGCCGTACAAGGAAGACAAAAAAGAAGCAGTCACTCCCACAGTAAGCGAATGGGCGACAAAGGATTACGACATCTTAATTCCGAATACCCCCACGCTGACAGCGGAACTTGACCCGAGCAGGAACAACATTTGTAAATTCACATGGAAGACGGCGGTCGCGTCTGACGTCCCCAAATGGTTCGACAGTGTTGAGATATGGTCAGTGCGTGTCAAATCTTCCGCGATCACAGACGGCGCGAAAATCAAGGGATGGCAACGCGAGAATGGATCCGTCGCGAATGGCAACATAAGCATCACAGAGGATTCGTCCATCATCAATATGGACACATCCTATACGCGCTGGGTGCGTATCCGCTCCAGAGGCCCGCAAGGGTATTCTGCTTGGAGATATGCAAAGCACGTTTACGCGTTCCCTTATCAGACCAAAAACGTCAGAGCGAATGCCTATCTCACTGAGGTCGGCGGTTATCTCTGCAAATCGAGATGGAAAACCGTGCGAGGCGTGGCACATCCCATTGATGCAATCAACGTCCAGTATATGTTCGCTATCCCCGCGGAGGGTATGACCTGCCCTGACGGCGTAAGCCCTACGGACGCGCAGACACTGGCGTATAAGGACGGGAGCGACGCGGCGGCATTCTCAATCGACAATGTTGTTGGTATTGACCAGTGTTTGTTCGTGCGAATCAATACCGTGCACGACCGCAATACGACTTACGGTCAGCCTGTCCTTGCGGCGGTCGGAACGCTTGCCACGCCGACGAATCTGTCTGTGGCGATTGACCAGAGCACTCACATGGCGGAGATCACAGTCACAAATGCGAGCCAGGTTACTGACAGCTTTATTGTTGTCACATACAAGACAGCAAGCGACCCTAACGGATTCAATATCGGCATTATTCCGCGCGGACAGCAATCTGTAACCGTGCAGTGCCCTGACTTTACAAGCACAGACAATATCCATTTCTCGGTGTTCGCGGCTGTCGGTGAATATACCGAAACAACACGCGCAGACGGCACGACAAGCTACGCGGTCAAAGTGGCCATGAAGTCGACAGTGCTCGAGTATGGCGGGAGCGTTCCCGCTGCTCCGGAGAATGTGCAACTGTCCATGACTGGCACGCCCGGCACGATCCGCGTTGTATACGACTGGACATGGGCGCTTGCCACATCCGCAGAGCTGTCGTGGGCAGACCACGATGATGCATGGGAGAGCACGGACGAACCAAACACATATATCATCAATAAAACACACGCAAGCGCATGGAACATCAGCGGGCTTGAAACTGGCAAAATATGGTATGTCCGCGTCAGACTGACAAGCGGAGAAGGCGACAGCATGACATACGGCGCATACTCCGACATCGTCAGCATTGACCTGTCGAGCGCTCCGAACATCCCCATCCTGTCACTGTCAAGCGCGGTGATCACGGAAGACGGAAGCGTTACGGCGTCGTGGGCGTATACATCCACAGACGGCACGGGGCAGTCATCCGCTGAGATTGCGGAATTGGTCAACTCGACCTATACGGTCATTGCCGAGACCGCAGGCGCTCAGAACATCACACTGTCAGACATGGGATGGACGAGCGGAGAGACGCATCTACTTGCTGTCAGAGTTACATCTGAGAGCGGTAAACAGTCCGCCTGGTCCGACGCGGCCGCAGTGACGGTTGCCGAGCCTATCGAGATAGCGCTTGTATCAACATCGCTTGTTGAGCAGACTATCACGGAAGACAGTGAGACAAGGACAGTTATGTCGCTCACCGAAATGCCGTTGACGCTGACGGTAACAGGCGCAGGCAACAACGGCACGACCAGAGTTGTGGTTGAGCGTGCAGAAGACTACCACGTTGACCGACCCGATGAATCCACATTCAATGGATTCGAGGGTGAAACAGTGGCGATATTCTCACAGCTTGGAGAAGCGCTCATAACAATCAATAACGATGATTTAGTCGGAATCCTTGATGATGGTGCGTCCTATCGCCTTATCGCAACTGTGCAGGACGGGCTCGGACAGAGCGCAGAAGTTGAGCAGGCGTTTGAGGTCCATTGGACGCATCAGGCGTCTGCGCCCGACGCTCTTGTGCAGGTCCTTGATGATGACATGGTCGCAGTGCTGACGCCAATCGCGCCAAGCGGAGCACTGACGACAGATGTATGCGACATTTACAGGCTGTCGGCAGATAAGCCTACACTGATTTATCCGGGCGCCACATTCGGCGTGCAATATGTTGACCCATACCCCACGCTCGGCGAACACGGCGGACATCGGTTCGTCACTCGCACGGCAAACGGAGATTACATCACGCCCGAAGATATGCTCGCATGGGTTGACGTGACAGCCTACGACGGCGATTTTATCGACAGCGCATCAAGCATAATTGATTTCGGCACAGGGCGCGTTGCGCTCGGATTAAATGTCGACCTGTCATCCAAATGGCAGAAGGATTTTGTGCAGACTAAATATCTCGGCGGAAGCGTGCAGGGTGATTGGAATCCTGCCGTAAGTCGCACGGGAAGCATGAACACGGTTGTCTATGCGGATGACCAGGAAACAATCGACACCATGCGCAGACTTGCGGAGCACGCGGGAATCTGTCATGTGAGAACAACAGACGGTAGCAGCTACGCCGCTGACGTGCAGGTCTCGGAGAGTTGGTCTCAGCAGAATTCTCACAGACTTGTGAGCTTCTCGCTGTCAATCACGAAGGTCGACCCCGAATCTTACGATGGCATGACCTACGCCGAATGGATACAAACGGGAGGCTGATATGGACTGGAATAAAGGCTATAGCGCCTCTTATGTGATGATGGAGGTTGACCCCGCAACATGGCGTGATGTGGGGTCAGTCCAAATCACTGGCGGAAGTGTTCACAGGGAACTGACGGGCAAAATGGAATCCGCAGACGTGTCCTGCAGTGGATACGATGTCAATGTCGAGCAGTGGGTAAGGGTTTATCTTGAAACACGACAGGACGGAGACAGCAACAGGACAGCATTGTTCACGGGTCTTGCGACATCGCCTGCCAATGAGTTTAACGGTAATGTACGGAGCAATACACTTGAATGCTATTCTGTGCTCAAACCTTGCGAGGATGTGGCTATGCCTCTTGGATGGTATGCCCCCGCAGGAATGCAGGGCGGAGAACTTATCCGACAGCTTCTGAACGTTTCCCCTGCTCCCGTGACGGTTGAGGCAGATTCGCCGAGACTGACCGAGCCTATCATTGCGGAAGCCAACGAGACAAATCTGTCGATGATAGACAAGATTCTCACGGCGATTGACTGGCGGTTGAGGATAGCGGGCGACGGCGGGATAAGCGTGGAACAGAAACCGCTTGACCCTGTTGCAAGTTTCGACCCTGTCGATAATGACATGATAGAAACGCAGGTGACGGTCTCAGCTGACTGGTATTCCTGCCCGAATGTTTATCGGGCAACGGCAGGGGACGTAACAGGCATTGCCCGTGACGAGGATCCTGACAGCCCGTTTTCGATACAAAACAGAGGGCGTGAAGTCTGGATGACGGAAAGCGGGGCAAATCTTGCGAGCAATGAGAATATCGCAGGATACGCACAGAGGAAGCTTCGAGAAGCCCAACAGGTCAAACAGTCGGCAAGCTATACGCGCAGATACATGCCGGGCGTGATTCCCGGCGATTTGGTGCGGATGCAGTATCCAACACAGGGACTCAGTGGCGTCTATACAGTACAGGCACAGACTATATCGCTCGGATACGGCGCAAGCACTGAAGAGCAGATAAGGAGTTTATGATATGGCTTATATACAGGATTGGGGAATGCGGGTGCAAGCCCAGCCTCAGATAAACACGACAAGACGGGCGTTTTTGCATTTATCACAGAACGAAAACGGTCGTATGCTCAACATCAAAATCACTGATGTGAATATCCCGGCAGGATCCACGGCAGTGCTCGCAGGAACGAAGCCTGACGGGACAGTTTACAGTCAGGCGGGCACGCTTGCGGGCAACACGGCGACATTCGCGGAAGATGTGCAGATGACTGCGGTAGCGGGCACATGGGACGCAAAGATTACCGTCACAAATGGCGGAAACTGTATCTGCACAGCACGTATCACGATCACGATCGACCCCGACACGGTAGCGGGCGGAGCTGTTCCGTCTGACAGTCAGCTTGATGGAATCATCGCGGAATGCAGGGCGATTGCAGATTCGGTACGGAAGGAGGCATATGGATCTCCGCTTGTTGCTGATGCGGTCGAGGACATGACCGACCAGTCTCGCGTCTATGTTTATACCGGCTCTGAGTCCGGCATGACAGCAGGTCACTGGTATTATTACAACGGCTCAGCCTGGGCTGACGGCGGCGTATACAATGCGGTCGCGATCGACACAGATACCACTCTGACGATCTCCGGAAAGGCTGCGGACGCGAAGGAAGTCGGAGATCAGCTTGCTGACGTAAAGGAAGACTTAACGCAGATTAAAGAAGCCGAAGGGCTTAAAAGGTACGGTGTATCAGGCATCGGTCAGAGTGCGTCAGCACTGACAAGGCTGTGGGATTCAGTCGGCATGACAGCACAGGTCGGGACGGACGGCGACAACTCGGCGGTTATCAATAACTTTGACGACGTCACTCCTTTTAATAGAAGAAAGTGCGTCGGTCATTGGGAATTCCGCAACGGTACGGCACATTTTGTCGTGGAAGCATATAAGGGAGACGAAGGATACGCGGAAGACGGATCAAAAGGCGATTATGTAGCAGTAGAATGCCCGAGAGCGTTTTATTACCTAAAAGATGGAGTCCTTGGCGTATCCGCACACCATTATCGAGGATGGAGATCTTTTGACATCTTTTGTCGTAATCATGACGATGAGGATACGTTTGAATATGCATATCTGCCCGCCTACGCCCTTGCTGTTGATGCAAACGGTCATGCGGTATCCCTGCCGAATCTTGACAACGCACAAGGCAATTACGCACAGCTTCTTAACGCGGCAAGAACGTACAAGAATGGCGCGCTCGGAAACCT